AGTATGAGAGATGATTTTTAAAAATTAAATGAAAAGGAATGATTGAATGAAAAACCATTTAACCACGCTAAACCTAAGAAAACTTTATATTCTGGCAGATTTGCAAAAAGAACTAAAATATAAAGAATTATGCAGTTTTTTAAATCTGAAATATTACAAGAACGGAGGTAATGCAAAAAGAAATCAATTAGAACAACTTGCGGCGATATGTGACTTAAAAATGTATTTTAAGCCCACAAGATATTGCGTCAAAAAGGTGTATGAAAATGTCAATATAGAGGCCCTGTTAGAAGAAAGTGAGAAGTGGTGGCCTTGTTTTGCGGCGATTATTCTTCAAATGCTGAAAGAACATAGTACATTGTATTTGACCAATACTGAACTTTTGCGGCGCTGTTCTATGATAAACAAAAACTTCATAGAGGCGATGAACGAAGAAAATAGAAAATTTATTAGTTCAGAATTAAAATATAATCTCTCTCAATTTTCTACTTTTGTTGAGAAGACATATAACAATATCTTGCGGCCCATTTTAAGAGATACGCTAAAGCGGTTAGAGCGCGAATATATGATTGCTATTATTCCTGCTTATGCTTTTAGATTTGAGAATGAGCCGCGAGATGTTTTTCATAATACTACTACTAAAGATTTGCTGGGAAAAGATTTTCTGAACATAGAAGAAGAGATAGCAAAAGAAAAATCTATCAATACAAACTCTTATCTGCCGCCCTTTATGTGGGATTATTTCTATACTCTATGCAGTCAAAGAGCTAAAGAAAAATTTGGCGTTGATAAATTTTTTAGATGCCATTGCATTGTAACACATCCTGAAATTGTTGAGCGCCGCCTACCTGATTTTTATGCGGCAATTATGCGACTGAATACACAAGTCACAGAAAATATTAGAAATTCTAAAAGTCTTGTGACAATCTATTCTAAGGAAAAAGAAATTTTTATCAAAGACACGATTACTCCTGACCCCGATATTGATTATAAGGAAATTGTTAAGGAAGGCAGAAGAAAGCGCGACGATATGAAAAAGAAGCTTCAAGGCAAATAAATAAGAAAAAGAGACTAGGCCGCAAAGCTTAGTCTCTTTGTTTATATTCTTATTGATTTTTAATTTTCAATCCGACACTTTTCAAGATTTCTCTTAGCCTTCTTAATTAGCTTTTCATTAGCTACAGGGTCTTTCTTCTTTAGGCGGTCAATTCTCAGTTCATAATGTTCAACAGTTCTGTTCATTTTAATTTCCTTCCTTAATGCAAATTGTATTATATAAAGATTCAAAATTAGAATCTTTGTTTATTACCAGTCTCATGCGGCCCAGGTTTTCTGCCTCATAATATAAGATAACTATAGTATTATAGTCAACACATTCTTCAATTAGGTTCTTGAGTTCATAATATGTTGGACGCCTATTAAGATATCATACATTTACTCTTGATAACATTAGAAAAAAATCTTATCTTCCATTTCAACCATTGCAGCAGTCATAGAATCATAAATGTTGCTAATATGCTTCCACAAACTCTTTTGATACAACTCCATAGCTCTACGCCGCGCAATTCTCTTGCCTGTTTCTACATCAAATTCATCATGTACACTGCATCTTGCAATTCCAGTAAATTTAACTGGCATACAAAATCTTTCATCGAAGTTATAGCCCGCATAACAAATTTTAATATTATTTTGCATAAAGTGATTGTTTACATATTCTGTCGCCGCAAGTTTGCTCGACCATAGTACACAAGTTACCGTACCCGCGTTTTTATTAACAAAATACTCTTCTTTTAGCATGAATATAATTCCTCCTCAATAGTTACAATATTCTTGATGCCGCTGTTTTGAATCATTCTATTGCAAATGGGACAAGGCTCTGCCGCAAACCAATTCCCATTATCTCTTCCTACAAGATAGAGCGTACCACCAATCATGTCTCTTCTTGCCGCAGAAAGCATTGCGTTTTGTTCTGCATGAACAGAAGAACAAGTTCCATAATCGCCAGTGTTGTGCGCCACATTCATCCTAGGGCAAAAGCCATTATCAGTACAATTATTATATCCTCTGGGCGCTCCGTTATATCCTGTAGCAATTATCTCGTCATTAGCGCTAACAATAACTGCGCCATATTGTCGTTTTAGACAAGTAGACCTCTGTGCCACAGCTTTTGCAATTTCAAGATAGTATTGTTTTTTAGAGATTCTTGAGTGCATCTTGATGTTCCTCAATCATTTTATTATAAGGCTTTAGTCTCTTCTCAAAAAATTTGATAAAATCATCAAAATAACGATTTTCGTCAAAGACATAATTTGTTTTTTCTGCAATGGCTTTAATATAAAGACCTAAATAATCAATCATTGCGCCAATAGCAATATTGTTAAATTTACGTTGTTCTTCAATAGCAAAATTAAGGCGGACTTGCACATCAACAGATTCGGACAAACCCTTCAAGCACTCTATAATGTCTCTACAAGTTGCAGGTTTTTCGAGCATTTCTTCAGAAAATTGTGCAATGATGTTATCAAATTCTTTACTCATGCTTAGTCCTCCAAAATTTCCAAATATTCAATGTTATCAATAGTGTAAGCAATTACACCTTCGCCATCATATTTGTCAGCAACTACAAGACCTACTTCGTTATTGCCATAAACAATAGCAACACACTCCTGCTCATCTTCTGCTACGACGCTAATAGCTTGAGATTCACCGTTCACAAAATGTAAAATTACTTGATACTGCAAGGAATCACCTCATACTCTTGAACACGATATTTTACAATCTCAGACGAATTATATCCACTAACTCCTTGTACTTCAGACATATTGTATCCAGTTTCTACAAGTTCGCGATAACTTGATGCAAGAAGAACAGTTGGTTGAGTGCGAATTTTGTTAGCTACTTCTACTGCCGTTCTGCCCACAAGCCAACCCGTTTCTAAAGGGTCTCCATTTTTAAGATAAATATCTACCTTGTAAAGCTTCATCGTAAAATCTTCTTTCTCAAGCATCATAATAATACCCCAAATAATATTGATAATAATGACCGCAACGATAATGACATCTGAATCTGTTGCTTACGCCATTTCCTGCATACCACATAAACTCTTTAGGAAGAACTCTTACCACATCAGTTCTGCCGCTATGCTCTTTACTCCAATTTTCCAACACATCATAAGCTAGAGCATAAAGGTCATAACCATAATCACTTACCATTGGTGCAGAAGAACGATACGCAAACTGGTTAGGGCTAAGAATAACTGCACTAATGCTTTTTGCATAGCCAGCATCATATCTATTAAGAATTGTCCACATCACGCAAGCAATTTCAGTTTTACTTTTGATTCCTCTGGCTTCACAATAAGCTACTTTAGCCAACATAACAACATCATTATCACTAAAATATCTTACATATTCTGGTTGAGTTGGCGGCACTTTGCACCCATTTTGCACATAATTCTGTATGTTTTCATGTACTTTTGTCACGTTTTTCTCAGAAAAGAAATCAGTAGTGTCATAGTTGAGGCCAAGTTCTTTAATTTTTTGATTTCTTGCAGATTCATATCGCTTTGCCGTATCAAAATCACCGACACTTACTGATTGCTGAATCGCCGCCATATAATCAGCAGAATGACTTTCTTTTGCTGTGCAACCTAACGTTAATACAGAACTTAAAATTAGTCCTGCCGCAATACATCGTCGCTTTTTCATTTAATTCTCCTTTTTAACAATATCCTTTAATTTTTCTACCACATCCAGGACAGAAATTCCAAGAAATAACCTTCTTTTTTAAGTCTCTTACCATTTGATTTTCAAGCTCAAAAATTCTGTCTTCAGAAATCCATTCTCCTGTATCATCACCATCTTTGTTAAATTCTATTGTATTGTATTGAACAGGAAAAGGGTGTTCGCAAATGCAACATTGAGTAGTTCCTTCCACAACCAAATCATAAAATTGATATGGGTCAAAATAAGAATCTACACAAGTTTCTGCATAGGTAGTATCGTCTTCTTCTACTTCTCCTGGGTCAACTGAAGGGAAATCTTCTACAGTATGATAAAACACATCCCAGTTTCGTTGCTCTTGACTTTCAGTGTCAGAACTAGTCCAATTTTCAGGCCAATTCTCTTCAAGATATTTTAAAAGCTGTTGCTTGTCAATATATTCAACCAAATTCATCACCTCTCTTTACTGAATTAAGTATAACACATTTTCATTGCTTTGTCAACCCCTTTAAGGAAAATCAGGACATCTTTTTTTGATGTCCTGATTGTATTTTATTCTTTCGTGCTATTGTTAAGCCACTCCATAAATTTTCTTGCTTGTTCTTTGTATTCCTCTGGAATCTTTCTATTCCATACAGTATATTCGTAATCATAAGCATCAAATGCGGCAACAGTATCTTCTTCATTGGAATACCATATTTGTCCACTTTCTACATTTGGCGCAAGAGCAATATATAAAGTTACCGCATCATATTTGTCAACAAAATATTGAATATCTTCTGGATTTCTTGCGTTGATGAAACAGACTTTCTCTGGGTGGCTGAGAATATATCTATCAATAGCTTTTCTTGGGCCTTCATCATATTCCATCATGGCTTGCTTAATTGCCGCTAAAAACTTCCGCCCCTTTTCGTCTTTCTTTCCATTCCATCCAGCGTAGGTGGCGACCTTTTTAACGCTATCAACCATAGACAACTCAATCACATCTTTGTTGACATCATAACACATTGATACAAAAGTTGATTTTCCTACTTGCGGATAGCCATTTATGACTACAATTTTTTGCATAGTGTCACTCCTTAAATATCTTCAACGCAAACGCGCCACTCTTTCATTAGTTCTTCGACATCATTTTCAAACAGTTTACAACAAACTTCATAAGCTTGTGGAACCATCTTTAGGCCGCGTTCAATATAATCAATTTTATTTTTAAGCTGGGGCCTAAAATCTTTCTTGTGGTTCTCAAATCTCATGCTTAGATTCATGTGATATTTCTTCTCGAACTCAGTATAAAACATTGCCCAACGCTTTTGATAATTTTCAGATTTAGTAACACCATGTCGAATAATTTGGTTAATTCTTTGCCGCTTTGTCGCAAGGTCAATATCATCAACAAGACCGACAATAACATCTTCTTTGTACTCTACTTCTCCTTCAAGTCTTTCAACTTCTTTTTCTAGTGCCTTGCGGCGCTTCTTTTCGGCAACATATTTTTGTGCTACTTCTAGGAACTTATCTTCATCAGCATCGTCTTCTAGCATTGCGGCAAGAGGGTCAGTTAAATACATTCCATGTTTTCTAATGTCAGGAAGAACTTCATCAAATACCCAAGATTCAAACTTTTGTGCAGAAGGAAGTTTGCTTCTAACAATAAGACGATAAACATCTCCCTCTGGAATAAATGTCATTTCGATTTCTTTATCAGGAGACTGAGGGTGAGGTACATAACATTTCGTTAGGTACCGACAATGGTCGCCGATAGCTTTACTAGGATTGCTGTATCCCAATGCCTTTGCCACATCACTTGCACAAAATAAAACTTTGTCTTCTTTGGTAATGGTTCTAATAAAACCAAATTCTTCATTTTCAAAAATTCGTAGCTTATTGTTTTCTGACATAAAATTTTTCTCCTTTAATTGCTTTTAATAAACTAAATTAAGTTTATCCTTTTGTTTTATTATATCATTTTTAATTATTTTTGTCAAGCGTCATGCTTGTGCTTCTTTTTTATCTTCTCTTAGCGCAATGAAAACAGGAAATTGCAAGCTTTCAAGTCCCGTATCTTTATCCTTGCTAATATCTTTATACTTTACAGTAACAATCTTTCCGATTACATCATCTTTGTTTTCCCAAATCGTTTTTCTTTGGGCATCTGTATATCCAGCCCCTACGTTTACTTCATTTCCTTTATATCCAACAACTAACGCTCCAAGAGTGCCGATATTTCTACCTTCTCCTTCTTCGACAGCAATTACTTCAAGGTCAATTTCTTTAAAGCTTTTTACCTTAATAAGATTAGTCGTTCTTTTGCATTGATACGGAGCGTTTTTATTTAACATTACACCTTCCATATTATGGCTGTCAGCATATTTCAACCATTTGTCAATTTCTTTTGTGTCGCTTCCTTTATACCAAAGTGGTACAATTTTTACCTTGCGCCCATATCCGAACAAGACATCAAAATCAATATCAAATTTATCTAGCCACTTTCTGCGTTGCTCATAATTTTCTTTGCTTTCTCCTTTTTCAAATTCTTCAAGCGGAAAGGTGTCAAAAACATTAAATACAATGTTTCTTTTTGCTTCTAGGTCACTGCCATTAACTGTGCTTGTGGTCAATCTGAAATTATCATTGTCATTTAATTCTTCATCATTGCGACGAATCAATTCGCCGTCAAACACCATAGGTGTGCCAAATCTTTTTTCAACTTCAGAAAGTTCGCGAATAATTTCATTAAAACCTTCAAATTTTTGTCCTTGCCGCGAGAATAAATTTCCATTTACATAAGTACAACGAATACCATTCAACTTTTGAGTAAGAAAAAAGGTTTCATTGTTTTTTAGTCTTAATTTTTCTTTAGGACTACCTAACTGTACTTGATGTACTTTAATAAAATCGTCTCCATAAACATTGTTTACAGTTTTTGTATTAACTCCAAGTTTGAGTGTCTTTGTAATAATTGAAGCAATAAAATCTTTAATTTTACCTTCATATTGATTCATATAACTTTGGCAGAAAGAAATATCTTGGTCGCGCCCTGTGTTATGCTGTTCAAGATAAACCGTTAAAGCTTTAAGATTAGGACAATACGCTCTAATAATAGGAATTTTCTTTTTTAATTTGGCTTTAGAAATTCCTGTTACAATTTTATCGTCTAATAAAAACTTTAATAAATTGATAAGTTCTTCATTTTCTTGATGCAGTTTTAAAAAAGCTTTCTTAGCGGTTACGCTATTGATATTTTTTAACTCTTCGCATAGTTCATATAAAAGTTTAATATTTTCCATTAAATATTCCTTTCGTTTATGCAGTATGCTAGGATACAGACATACCCTAGCATACTTTTTGAAATCAAAGTCAAAAACTTTTTATTTAAGAAACTTTTTGACTTTGATGTTAAATTTCTTTTTCTTCGTCTTCTGAATAATATTCGTCTTTTTTTGCGTTTAGGCCACCAAGACCTCTTCTATTGTAAGTATCTCTTTTTCCTGCAAGAAAATCTTTAATGGCTGTTGCTTCTCTAAAGCGTAGCAACTTTCTAGGTGGCACTTCAATTTTTTCTTGTGTTCTAGGATTGTAGGAACTGTAAGCAGGTTTGTTCTTAATGTATAAAACACCTACATTCAAAAGAACTACGTCATTATCTTCTGCAAGAACTTCAGTTAGAGTATCACAAAAAACATTATAAATAAAACTTGCGTCTTTGTAAGAAACTCCCTTTCTTTTTTTCATTTCTTGACAAAATTCGGGCTTACGCATTAGCATTTATTTTTATACTCCTTTTTTAATCTAATAGTCCTGCGAGTTGCGCTACAACAGAACGTTCAATTTTCTGTAATCTTACATATCCAAATAATGGATTTCCTTTTAATCTATCAATAGCTTGACGCACACCACTATTAGTTTCAAATATTTTCATGTCAAATTGAGCAAGGTCAAAATTTAACCATAATTCTGAATTATCGTCTACACGAGTTATAAGCATTTTTAAATGGTCGAGAGAAAGATTTTGTCCTTCACTTACATAAATTAGGCTGTTCCTAATAGAACGTCCCCGCATAAGCCCTAAATGACATAATTCCAATCTTTCTGAAGTAATCATTCTTTCTAAAGCGTCTATGCCACCAAGGTGGTCAGCAAGAAGCATGGCATAAGGTCTAAGCTTATCATCTTGAGAGCCTGGAAGATAACCAATGGGGTTAGTGTCTTTTACCTGTATATTATTTCTTACAAACACGATTTTTTCAAATTTCCCTCTTTCTAAGAGATGAATAGCGTAACTTAGCATCAATACATCTTTGCCACTTCCTGCTGGCCCATCAATAAATTTCACTTTTGTTTCAGGGTCGCGAAGCATATCAATAGCGAGTTTTTGTTCTAAGTTACGAGCTTTCAACGTTCCAAGAAAGTGACTGGTGACGCCACTAGAATCAATACCACAGTAGCCATAACCATCCCATTTCTTTATATCTACCACATTGTCGTTTTCGTCTTTTACAATCAAATACTCATTAGTGAGTAATCCTAAAATGTTATCTTCTGGATGTTGATAAAGTTCGTAAGCTTCAGACGCCTGAACTTCACGATAACCAGTATACATTAAATCACCGTTACAGAAAACTTATAAAAAGTTATAAACTTTTATGTTTCATTCCTATTTCATAGAGTATGCTTTCGATAAATCTACTCACAAGTTCTTGTACTCTCCATAGGCGTAAATTCCCGACTAACGTATCGGTACATCTTTATAATGATTTTAAAGCATCATTTTATAAAGTTTTCACCATATTGTTTCAGATTTAGAGCGGCTTGATAATCTCTGTCAATTACATTACCACAACACTCACATTTATAAATGCGGTCTGATAGCTTCAAATCTTTCTTGATAGTTCCACAGCAATAGCAGGTTTTAGAACTTGGATAGAACCTATCAGCAATAACAATTTTAATATTGTTCCATGCCGCTTTATATTCTATCTGCCGTCTAAACTCATAGAAACATTGTTGTTGTACCGCTTTAGACAGATGTCTGTTTTTCATCATTCCACTTACGTTCAAATCTTCAATGCAAATAAAACTTGGTTCTCGTTTTACGATTGAAGATGTTGTCTGATGTAAATAATTATGACGAATATTCGTTAGTTTATGACTTACCTTTAGAAATTTCTTTTTAGCTTTAACTGTATTACAAGTTTGTCTGCCCTTTCTTTCAGAATTTTTAATTTTACGAGAAATAGAACGTTGTAGTCTACGTTTCTTTTTCTCAAGCCTTTTAATCTTCTTAGACTTGTTTATGTTTTTATAGACATTTCCATCAGAACAAATTGCTAGGTCTTTAATACCTAAATCAATTCCAATACCATTATTCTTAGGCTCATTGGTACAATCATCATAATTTACACCAACTGTAATATACCAGTTTAATCCATCGTATTTAATGCGTGGATTATAATACTTACAATTAGTAGGAATACGATTATGTTCTGCCAAGCGAATCCAATTTAACTTTTGCTTATTTCTTTTAAGAGAACTCGCAAAGCCCTCAACTTTAACATGAGTTTCTGTAAATCGGATTTTTACATTGTCTTGATAAAAAGACGGTGTAGAGAATTTACGACTCTTGAAACGAGGATATTTTGATATTCCTTTGAAGAACTTCTTATAAGCGTCGCAAGCGTCTTTAATAGACTGTTTCATAGCGTCGTTAGAAATATTACTTAACCAAACGTATCCTTCTTGCTTTTTTAATTGTGTAAATTCTTTTCGTAATTCATAATCGCTTATGAATTTGTTGCCATCTTTATAATTAGACCGTTCTCTTTCGATTGCCCAATTATAAACGTACCGAGAAGTATTGGCATAAAGGAACAATTTAGTTTTCTGTTTGTTGTTTGGCAACAACATTACTCTAATTGTTTTTATCATCAGCCATACTATTTTCTCTAATCAATTTTAAAACTTAGAGATTTTTTGGTTATCACCCCTTCCTTGCTATTATAGCATAGCACAAAAAAAGTTGTTTGTCAACACCTAGAAATAAAATTATTTTTAATTTTCTATATAATTCCTCAAGGCTCTTTTTTAGGTCTTAATTGAAAATTTCTTTTGCTACTTCCAATAATTGTTCACCTTTTTGTTCAATATCGCATACATATTCTATCACAAGAATAGATACGTTCTGAGAGGCCGCATATTGCTTTGCAGACACCATGATTTCTGTATTATATTTTACATCAAAAGCGTGGTACAATGCGTTGTACGCTTTCTTACGGCCTCCTGCGCCATTTTGCATAGCTTTGTTGACTACATCCTTAATCTCATTAAGAATAGTTTTGTTTACTACTTTGTGTCGCGGATGTTTTGATTTGCTTTTCGCCTTTTCATCAACTTGCTCATCAGTCAAGTTACTTTCTACCAGTCTTTCGTTTAATCGTTTGACATAAGCCGCAATGCTAGGGTGATATTCTTTTTTGTTTAAATAATTAGCACAAAGAGCTTTAAGCTCGAAGAAAGGAAGCTGTTCATACATATTCTTGCTCATAGTAAAATCTCCTTTAATCACATTGTTTCAGAACTATCTAATACCACTACAGGGACGTTGAACATTTTGTAAGCCATATCATACAGTTGTTTGCCTTTTTGCATCACATCGCAGATGTAGTCTACAATAAGCAACTTTTCACCCGTGTTTTGACAATAGAGAGCTGTATCTTTTCCTACAGAACAATCATAGATGAAATCAAACTCAGCATAAAGCTTAGAATAAAGCTTTTTGGCTGTTGCCTTGTTGCCTGTTGCGGCAGACTGCACAAGCCCTTTGACTTGTTGCGCCCATACTGTTTTTCCATGCACTGGGCTTGAAGTAACGGAGCTTTTCAGTCTTTCAACATAACACTGAAAGAAGGAATTGATTTTGTTTTGCTTTACATAAGCCTGATATACAATTTCCATTTCTTCCATACTCATCTTTTCATAAGGATTCATAATTTGAACCTCCGATTTCTTTCGATTTATCTTGACGTTAGTATATCATTGAAAAAATCGGTTGTCAAGTGTTTTTTGATAAAATTTTAAAAAAGATTAAATAGCTTTATTTGTTTTTATAATGTGTTTTAAGGCATAGAAAGAATTTGACTACTTGATGGGTTAAAAGCTTGTAGAAGTGATTTTGGGGCAAACAAAGACTATATATAATATTAAAGAGTAGAGGGGCCGATTGTATTTTGTGTATTCTTGACTTCGCTACGCTACGTCTGCGAATCCAAAAATACAATCGTGCCTTGAACTTTCGATTTTCGTTTCTGCGCGTCACTGCGTTCCGCTTGAAAGCGAGAAATCGAGAAGTCCTGCGGCCATCCCTTCTTTTAAATTGTTTGCGGTGCAGTGAATTTTTTTGAAAAAAACACTTGATATATTTTCAATGATATGTTATAATTAACCCATCTTAGGGAGAGAGGAAGGGAGATGAAAATTTGTCTATAACTGCACACCTAAATTATACTAATATATATAATATGTGTGCAGATATAGGCAAAAAATAATAAGATGAATAAGAGGGCGCAAGCCCTGGATGATTAGGGTCTGGGTCTAAAGTTATAGGCAATGAGGCAAAAATGAAAGGAGTTAAAATGAGAGAAGTTAATCATCTTGAAAATATCTCGTTGGAGGGATTGAAAGAATTAGCGAAGACAAAAGAACCTCTTAGTTATGCAAAAATGTGTGTTAGGTTACAAATTGAACAAAAGACAGGAACGGGGAAAGAGACGCAACTGAGGCAGTTGAAGCAGTATTGTGATTATGAAATAACAAGAAGCCCAACTAGATATGTTATCACAAAGTTCAAAAAGCAAGAGGTGGCGAAGCAAAAAGAAAATTTTAATCCGAAAAGGAAAGGGATGCTTTTTGCTCTCGTGGAGGAAATGGTCTTCTCGCTTTTAGAAGAAAACGAGTCATTATTTTTCTCGCGAAGAACTTTACTTGAAAAGTTAGGTATGGTAAATGAAAATTTTAAATTTGCAATGGATGGGGTAAATCGTTTTTTCTTAGCAAGCAGACTAAACTATTCTGTTAAAGATATGGATTTGTTTATGGACGCCATGCTGACAAAAGTTTTGTATCCATCTGTCAACAGAATTTTAAAAACTTTGCATAACGAAGCAAAGTTGATTAAAAATATCGGTTATATGTATAAGATAGCAAACGGCCCTTTTCTTGCTGTATCTGCTGATTCGGAATTGGGAAGGACTTTTCTTGAAATAGAAGAGCAAGCTAGTAGGGATTTACATGTATCAGTTGGCCATATGCCTAATTATCTTACACGTCAAAAATTTACAGGACATTGCAAAGAACTGTTACAAAAGCAACATCCAGAAATGGAGTTCTTTGTTCGTTGTGTTCATCTTGTCTCAACGAAAAAAATAGCACATAGGGTAGCAAAGGACGCTCAAAAAAGATTAAATGAGATAGTAGTTCAAAAATGTTTAACTACTATGACTTTAGATGAACTGACAGGCGTTGTAAGAAGAAAACTAATTTCGGATTTAATAGAACCATGTCCTAGAATTGATTATGAAAAAATTTTACAAGAAAAAGAGTGTTGTAATAGTAAAACCTATTGACAACTGCCTTGAGTTGTGATATAATAAAGTCATACAAAAAACAAGAGAACGCAAGAAAGTGCTTGTAAAACTCAAAGGAGGAAACGTTGTGTTTTTACTAAAATTAGAAGAAGTTCAGCAGAATGTAGACTTTACTAAGGTAGAACGACTACTTGAGCAACATGTTTTTTCGGTCGAAGAGCTTGGAAAAAAGTGGTATTCTTTAGAAGATTTGTGTAAATATTTTGAAATTAAACAAGAAGATTATTTAGATATTATGTCAGAACTTTGGCATGTTGATGAGCAATTTGAGCCTTACGGAGATGAAAATTTGGGGTGGATTGTTCAGAAAGATGAGTTGGTTTTGGCGACAAATTTTGAAGAAGTTTGCGCTTTGATTTATTACGGCGCTTCTGAGGAAAAGAGAAGGGAGGTGTCATTTTAATGGCATGGTGGGACGAAATGTCCTACAACAATTTTAGCAATAGAGGGAGTCAAATGTACGAAAAAGATTTTTATGAAAAAGATGATATGACTTGGCTAGAACTAATGTCTTATGTATATGAAGATGAAGATGTAAGTACAGGAGCAGAACTTATAACGATTGTTGTAGATTATTAAGTGTAGAAAAAATGTCGAGACTTTCTGATAAAAGAGTACAGAAATATTTCGAGCTGGCAAGGAACGCTTCTCATTATAGTAACAATAAAAGAGCTAAATTGGGGAGCGTTCTTGTCTATAAAGGACGAATTATTTCTATTGGTTACAATGAAGGAGAAAAAACTTCGCCTTTACAAAAAGAGTATAATGCTCTTAGAGGATTTGACCCAAATTGCTCTGGTGTAAAGAATACAATTCATAGTGAGTGTTCTTGTTTGATTAGAGCTAGGGGCGCTAATATTGATTTCAGCAAGGCGCATTTATTTACTTATAGAATTAAAAAAGATGGAAGTCAAGGATTAGCTAGATATTGTCCAGCATGTGGCGGCATTATCAAGTCTATGGGAATTAAGAATGTATATTATACTTTAGATGAACCAGGAGGATGGTGTTATGAGAAACTTGGAGATGAATAAAGTAGAACCTGAAATGCTGACATGGGAAGAATTATTAGAAAGACAAGGAACTCCTGTATACATTCTTGAAGCAATGGAAAATAGCGGTTATTGGGCCATTCCTTGGGGCGCTGATGTTGTTGAAGGGATTGGAATTGTTATGCTATGTCACCCTGAAGATGTTACAGATTGTGGTAGTCAAAGTATGTATGGAGAATCTTTTGTTGCTTATACGGGAGAAGTGCCGTCGAGACAAGGAGAAATTTGTTGAATATATGGTGGGGTCAGATTTTTGTCTGGCTCTGCTTTTGTTTCTTGACAAAAAATAAAAAGTATGGTATAGTAATATTGGGTTTAAAAAAACCAATAAGCATTTCTAGGAGGAAAAAATTTTGACAAATGAATATATGTTGCAGTTTTTCAAATGGAAAGTTAAGGTGATTTAATGGCGCTTGATAAGCAAATACACCTTTATGGAATTGGAACAGATGCTTTTTATGAAGGCGAAGAGAGATATGTTCATAGGCGTTTGTTGAAGCTGTATAAATTAAAAAAGAATTTAGACGAAAAGAAAAAGAAGAAAAAGAAAGATGGCTTAGAAGAAAAATGGAAGAAAGCTTCTGTTAATAGAGTCATAAAAAAGGAAAAGCAAAGATTGACTGATTTATTGAACGAACGGTTAAAAGATACTTCGCCGCGACAATTAAATCCAGAGGAATTGAAAGACAAAAATGTGATTTCTCTTTTTGAATCTTCTTTAACTAGAGCATTAGGAATAAAAACCAATGAACTGACAGAAGACATTATGATTGTAAGTGTATTTTTTTTCCAAGTGTTTGAAGGAATTGTTAAAAATGGATTTGTTCATAATAACGAAAAATATATTCTATTAACGGCTTCTGCTGGGCAAATACGAACAAAACGTGCAGTTTTTGTTAAAGAATCGGCTTATTTAGCTATTCAAAAGAAAATGATGTGCGGCTTAACTCCCGAAGAATTAAACCGACGTGGTGGCATGAACGTAAATAAGTATAGCGCTTATCTTGCTTTGAATAATTCGGCTACTGACTTTTGGCCTGAGTTTGACATTGATAGGACTATTGTTGTTTCGGATTTTGAAACAGGTGTTTTTGGACATGTTGATTTTATTGACTATCGAACTTATGAAATTACGCGAGAATGGACAGAAACACCGATTCCACATACAGATGGTTGTGGTATAACAATGTTGTCTCCTACAAGAATGGTTCGCGCTCCGTGGATAAAAGGTTTACTTGTTTCTTTTGATTTTCAATCTTGGATAAAAGAGTATTGTCCTGGCGGCAGAGCTATTGTAGAGGATATATACGGTATTAAGCATGATATTGTTAAAGAAAATATTCAAAATATCCTTACGGCTAGTCAGTTCAAGTTGAACAAAATTTATTATTCTTGGGAAGAGTATAAATATTATTTTAAAAAATATGGTTGTGAATTTTCTTGCTGTAATGTAGAAGAAGAAAATATTCCTAAAGCTAAAATCAATTATCAGATGCTTCAAACTTTGACGGACATGAGTGATAAAGAAATTGAAAAAATTACTCAACAGTCTAAATTTGAAGCTGAAAATATAGGTAAAGATTTTAGAACTACTATGAAATTGATTGGAGCTGTTGAAGAAAATGAAGAAAAATCATGGTTCCAAAAAGCTGTAATGATTTATCCTGAATTGTTTCGTGACTCTTACAGTAGAGATGTTTTAAAGCAAACTAAAAAGAGTCTAATCAAACAAGCGAAAGCAGGAAGGCTTAGAGTTAATGGTGAATATGAATTTGTGTCACCAGATTTATTTGCTTTTTGTCAATGGCTGTTTTTAGGAGAAAAGAATCCAAAAGGACTTCTTGAAGATGGAGAGGTTTATACTAAAAATTTCAGAAATGGTTCAGAGTTAGCTTGTTTAAGAAGCCCTCATCTTTACAGAGAGTGGCCCATTAGAAAGAATGTTCGGAATGAATTAACTGAGAAATGGTTTGGCAATACACAATGTATTTATACTAGCACTAGAGATTTAATGAGCAGAATATTGCAATTCGATTAGTTAGTCGCAGTCGAACCTATTGGGAAACCATAGGAAATAAAACGGTGTTCACCTAGAAATCTAGGGTGTCATTACTACGGATAGGAACCATAGGAAATGATGGTTAAAGTAGTGGCTAACGGGGAAAGTGAGTACAACCCCGTAGGGTGTAAAAATTTTTAAAGAAAGGAGTAAGGATGTATAAACAAGGTTGTTATAATGGTTTTTATTATAGAGTAAACAAAGATGGTGATTGTTTTCTTTTGAATAAAAAAGGGTGAATGGACGCACCGAGAATGGCGATATAATAAAGACGGATATGTTGTTGTCTCGGGCGTACAATGGAAACAAGGAAAACCTACTGTACATTATAGAACTATAGCAGTTCATATTCTTGTTGCAAGAGCTTTTGTTGTAGGTTATTTTCCTGGTGCCGAAGTTAATCACAAGGATTTTAATAGAGCCAATCCGAAAGCAAGTAATCTTGAGTGGGTAACACATGCTCAGAATATACATTATTCTTATGCGGTGGGACATTATGTAGGAAGATTCGGTGAAAGAAATCCTAATTACGGGAATGATACGTTGCATAGACGTTACATGGAAGATAAGAGTTTTGCAAAAGAAAAACAATCAAGACCTGGTGGACAAAATGGAAAAGCAATAAAATGTTGGCTTCAAACTCTTGATAAATCAGAAATATATAAATTTGATTTTCAAAGGGCGGCAGTAAGTTATTTAATAGAAAGGTTACATCTTAAAGAAGATTTAAATAAAGAAACTTTAATAAAATGGCTGAAACGTCCTAAAGGTTATTTAGGCTGGCAAATAATTCAAATTAAAAAATAATTTTTACATCCTCTATCGACTATCGAAAAGATAAATAATGTTCGTTTGGAATATTATTGAGAACTTAGTAGAGTAGGAGAGGGGTGAAAGTCCCCTCTCCGAAAAGCACCGAACCTAAACGGGAAACTGCATGGTTATGATATAGTCAGCAACTCAAGTGTGCGACGGTGATAAATTGCTAGTGATAAAAGATAAAACATTAACAGCGGTTGCTAAACGCAACATGAAAGGTATAGTTCCATTAGCGTATGAATTAAAGAAAGCAAAAAGTCAAGAGATTAACAATAATACAATGTACGATGGAATGATTGCGGCTTATAATGGCGGCAATATTGGAATTGTGTCAAATAATATTTCCAAGGTGTGGAATTGCGGAACTATTGGAGAAGAACAATTAAATATTGTTAAATGGCTCTGCATGAGGAACAACCAAGTGATTAACAATCGGTCACTTAAACTGGTGAACCTATAAATATAGGGTGTCATTACTACGAATAGGAATCATAGGAAATGATGATTAGAGTAATGGCTAACAGGGGATAGCTAAAATAATTGTTTAAAAAATTTTACAAAAACAATTATCATGCCAATCCTGTGCCAAGCCCTGCTGGGAAGGTGCAACGACTATCCTTTTAAGGAGTAAGAAATAGGTGAAATTCCTGTTTTTGAAGTGCCAGTTGCTTCAATATGAAGTAAAGATATAGTCTAATCCGTTTGCTTTGAGCAAAGTTAAAGTATCTTGAAAAAGACGGTAGAAATGAGATTACGCAAAAACATTATGGTTGTCAGAACCGCCAGAAGACATAGAAAGGTTGATGAAGTCATATACAAAGAATAAGCTACCAGCTTTCTTTGAGTTTGCAAAAGATAAATCAAAAGACCAAGTTGAAAAACCAAATGATTCAACTATGAATCGTATTAGTAAATCTATTCCTTCTAGTAGGATTAGTTATTGTAAAACAATAAGTAAGTTTGATTATCGAATGTTAATGAATCAAAAAGAAGAATTTACTATTTCTTCTGATAGCGAGATTATCAGGACTTACGATTATTGGAATACTCATCAATATCTATTTAATTCTACAACAGAAGATAGAGTAAATAAAGAAGAAACGTATATGTATCAACAAATTCGTGAAAAGGTGTTAAAATCAACAGAAAAAAGTCTTGATTATGTGATTAACACATTAGTAACTTATTTGTATACTGTGCGGCCCAACTCAAAGAAGAAAATATTGTGGGGTGCTTTCGGAAGAGAAATTGTCGGAAATTTGAAAGTGAACACTGCCAATCTAGGAAAAATTTGTCCTCAGTGTGGAAAACGCTTTAAGGCAGAAAAAGATAGTCAAGTTTATTGTGGTGAAAAATGTTTTAGAGAATCAAGAAAAAGAAAATCAAAAGAATGTATGGCTGATTTAAGAAACTAAATTTAAAGCGCTACGAGATTATTGTCTTGTGGCGCTTTTTGTTAGCACTTATTTGTTTTAATTATTTCAGTTATATACTAACAACAAAATTTAAAATTTTTGATTTTAATACATCTTCTAGGGGACAATACTAATTTTTGAGAGGTCATTATGATACAAGATAAACAAAAAGATGAAAGCTATGTTACCTTTGCAAAGAGAGTAACTGATGCTTATGAAAATCGTCTTATTGATATTGATGAATGGGGCAAAATGATTTTAGGAGAGAATATTTATTCTTCTGAAACAACTCGTCGATGTAATATGTTTATGAGAAGATTTCTTGAATTGTGTGAAGTTGATGAAGCTTTAAGAAAGCAAGACAAGACCCCAGAAGAACTTGACCTTATGGCATTGAAAGAAAATATTCAAGAAGAACGATTGAAGCTACAGACTGTGAATCTTGAATATAATCAAATTCAACGTGCAAAGGCAAGAGATAAATTATTTACAGAGCAGATTGTTGACGCCATTAAAAGATTACCTGCGCTAGAACCTATTGAAAATGGTGAGTTGAAAAATACTAAGTCTAATAATATTGGTGTTCTTTGTATAGCTGATGCTCATTATGGTGTCGATATTAACATGAAAGATGTTTTTGGTCACACTGTTAATTTATATAATCCTAGTGTATTTAGACAAAGAATGGAAAATCTGTTATCTGAACTAACTTCGGACGCAGAAGAATTTTGTCAATATGATGCTTTGCAAGTATTTGATTTAGGAGATGCTTTGCAAGGTGCGTTGCGTATGACCGATTTGGTGCGCCTTAAAATGGGCGTAGTTGACGCGGCACTGGAATACGCTAATTACATATCTATTTGGCTTACAGAGTTACAGAAGCGAATTAAGGTGCCAATTAAATATCATTGTCTGGGTGGTAATCATTGTGAAATCAGACTGCTCAATGCCAAGGCAGGGGATTTTGCAGATGAAAATTTTGGTAAGATTATTCGTGAATTTATCTCTTTACGATTGAAAGATAATCCAAACATTATCGTAGAAGCTTATGGAGAGTTTGCTTATGAAAATATCAAGGGAACAAAGATTCTTGCTTATCATGGCGATAGAAGTAAGAAGGATGTTCCTGAAATCAATTATTGGCAAACTTATCATAATGTAGATATAGATATTTTGATTGCGGGCCATTTACATCATGGCGAACAAAACAGTATTGGTTATGGTGGCAAGTCTGGTGAGCAACAAGTTATCCATGTTCCATCTATTGTGGGTATTGATGATTTTTCAAAGAAACAAAGAAAGATTGCAAAAGCTGGTGCTTTGTTTTTTATGATTGAAAATGATGGAAAAAAGACTTGGCAAAAAACTTATATACTTAATTGATAAATAAAAGGCTCTTGAATATTCAAGGGTCTTTTTCCTCCTTTGATATGTGTTTTCTCGTCCTCTTTAGTTTTTTACTAGAGAGGATGGGAAAATATATATTGCATCATGTGCAAAATAATTAGAAAGGATAAAAAGGATATGGCGTTAGCCTCAAGAGTGAAAGCTGAAAAGGCAGCAGAAAAACAAAAGATTCTTGAATCTATGACAGAAGAAGAACTGGCGAAGTTGGAATATGATAATTCACGAATTTTTTGTCCTATCTGTCAAAAAAGAAAAGTTCCTGCTAGTTTTAGGCGATTTCGGATTGATGAAAATAAAACAAAGAGAGTTTTGCTTTGCAACTCTTGTTGTAATGATATTTATTCAGAAGCATATCAAGCGACCCTTAATAGTAATGTAGCTATTTGGACGGTATGTATGCGAGCTGGGGTTCCCTGTATTGCCAAAGCATGGACAGAAGCGCAAGGTCGAATGTCTAATCAGAAAAGAAATTCTGGAAATGTTTCGCGGCCTTGGATGGCATATATGGATGCTATGGATAAATTTGATAAACCTTATAGAGGTATTTGGCAGAGTGATATTGAACTATCTGATTTTATAAAAATTCGGAAAGCAAATGAATCGAAACCAAAAGAAGTTAATTCAGAATTTTTTAATTATGATGAGCAAGTAAAATTCTGGGGTTACTTTTCAAGTGAAGATTTTATTTTTCTAAATCAAAGTTTGGATAGTTATATGTCTAATGTTCCTAACCCAGATATAAACACTGTAAATAGATATAAAGATTTGGCTATAGCTGAACTTAGATTGAGAAAAGCGAATGAGCGTGGCGATATTTCTGAAATTGCAAAATGCCAAGATATTTTAAACAAGCAACTTAGCCTTTTGAATTTAAATCATTTTGAGAATAATACAAAAACTAAAGAAGATTTATTGTTAGAGAAGAAGATTAACATGATAGAATTTGAAAAACCTGCTGAATGTGAAGATTTAAAAAAGTATCTTGATATGGTTGGTTTTGAAAAAGATAATTCTGACAATCTTCGTGTTCTTCAAAATGCCATTGCTGGAACAAAAACATATCCTAATATTCCAGGAATCGAGGTGTAAGTATGGCTAGACCTCATACTAGAGCATTGACCAAGGCTTTTAGAGCTGACCGAATACGTTCTACTACTGGCAAAGATAAAATCGAAGACGAAGCGATAGAAAATGCTATAGAGTGGACAACTTTATTTAGAAGAAATTGGGAAATTTATGCAGAGTTTTATCTTGGTATTGGATTAAAGCCATTTCAAAGAGAAGCTTTGCATTTAATGGGGGTTTCTGATTCTTTCTTTTTCAGAGCAGGACGTGGTGTTTCAAAAACTTTTTTGTCTGCTATCGCAGCTATGTGTGCATTATGTTTGTATCCGAATAGTTGGATTGTCATAACTGCCTCTACTGTCGAGCAAGCAAATAAAATGGTAGAAGATAAAATCATTAAGGAGTTAATTAACAAATTATCTCCTTATTTATTGTACTTGTATGAAAAAGATTTTTTGAAAATTACTAAGCCAAATGAAGGAACAACTATAACAAATACTCTTAATAATTCAACACTAAAGGTGATGGGGCCTGTTTCTAGCTCAAGGGGCTCGAGAGCCAATTTTCTCTTTTATGACGAATGTCGATTATTAAAGAAATCCGATGTTGATTCCATTTTCGAACCGATGCTATATCCTCGACAACCTATATATTTAGATAAACAAATATATGTAAAAAATCCAAGATGGGTAGAACAATCAAAAACTTATTTTTTGACTTCTTCTGGGTATAAATTTGAATGGTGGTATCGCACATTTACCGAGTATGTTACTGGGTATTATACTGATAAACATATTAAATACAATATTTATGCGGCAGATATTTTTACCACTTTAAATAATGGATTGAAAACGATAGGTGACATTAAAAGAGCTAAGAAAAACAGCACTGAGCTGAATTTCAGAATTGAATACCTTAATGAAGCGGTAGGTGAAAATGAAGATTCGTTTTTCTCTCTTGCTCCTTTTAAGAAAAATCAGAAGCTGGAAAATGCTTTTATGCCACCTTCCGATATGGAAGTTTTAACAGGATTAGACAAAGGCAGAAATCCGCCTAAAGATGAAAATGAAGTAAGATTAGTTGTGGTTGACTTTGCTTTTACAAATTCAACAGGAACGCATAAATCGGACAACACTATTATGATGTGTATTTCTGGACACTGGAAGAAAAATCATTTTGAACGTCATGTCGATTATCTTGAAACATATCCTGGTGGAGATGGTCTTGGTGCGGCATTAAGAATTAAGAAGCTTAGAGCAGATTATGACGCTGATTATGTTGTTATTGACCAGCGTTCAGGCGGCGAAGTTATTTATAATAAACTTACTGAACCGCAAGATTGTGAAGAGCGTGGTAATAATTGGGATTCTCATGGTTTGACTTTGACCGATAATCGTCAATATATGGATATTCCACCTGCAAAACAAGAAGACTTGGTAATGCGTACTGTTGACCCACTTGCTATTAAATGTATTATACCAATTATTGGTACAACTGAGTTTAATAGTATGAACTGGGTATCTTTGAAAAAACAATTAGAAGCTAATACGTTTAGATTTCTTTGTCCTCTTGAAACAAAACGAACTTTGATGGAAGATAGTGGAGAGTATTTTGAACTTACTTCAGAACAATATATTGATAAACTTATGCCATTTAACGAGACAGAAGATTTAATTGATGAAGCTATCAATCTACAAACTACTATCAAGATGGACAAAGTTATATTGTCTGAACGCAGAAACAAAAAGAAAGACCGTATTGTGGTTTTAAGTTATGCCAATCATGTATTTGATTTAATTGAGAACGCATGGAATAAACAGTTGTTTGATTACGATTTGAATGTTGATGATATTCAATGTGTATGGTAAATTATATGAGAGGAGGTGTAGAGACTGGAAAAGTATTTAAATGAAACTGAGGTAAGAGATGTTGTAGAATTTGCACAGGGTCTTTATCTTGGTGAGAAGTACGGATGGAGTGCATTTAATCCTCAGTTATCCAATCAGTTGATGAAAGAACTGAACAATGGTTCAAGTATTCCGACATCCATTGATATTAAAAAAGCTCTTAACGAGTATAAATCAAATGAACAAAATTTGCAAGATTATAGTGCTTATATGATGAACTTCGATATGTTGTTTAAACGTGTTGCACTATCTTATGCAAATGCTTTGTCTTTTGATATGCAAATAGTATGTATCAATGCAGAAAATGTTTCAGATTATAATACTTCACAATACAAAAAAGATAAAAAGAAAATTGAAGATTTTATAACTCATTTTGATTATAAAACTGAATTTAGACGTGTATTACAAAACATTATTGTTAATGAAACCTATTTTACTTGGTTAAGAAAAAGTAAAGCAGGTAATGGGCGCAAAGCAAGATATTGTTTACAAGTTATGCCGCAACAATATTGTATGCTGACTGGATATTTTGATAGAGGTCTTTTATGGTCAATGAACATGAATTATTTTCTTCAAGCCGGTGTAGATATTGATACTTATGACCCTAGCTTAAAGAAAACTTTTATTCGTACTATGGAGGCCAAGGGTGCGCCCTATATTCCTTCTGCAAGCATTGGTAATCGAGATGGTCAGTTTGCCCTATGGGCTGATGTTGACCCCAGTGATGGAGCTTTTGCCTTTAAGTTTGACACCTCTAATTTTAATTCTGTTCCTTTCTTAGCACCTTATATAAAAGATGTTCTAAGAAATGAAGAAATTGGAGCTTTACAGTATAACAAAGACATTGCGGCGGCACATGCTATTCTTGCTGGCGAATTAAGACTATTTGATAATGCTAAGAGTGGCACCAAAGCTAATCAATTTGCTATTGACCCAAAGAGTGTTGGTGCATTTATGACTAAAGCTAAAGCTGGTTTAGGCGAAACAGTTAAACTTGCGGCACTTCCAACAGAAAACACTAAATGGTATCAATTCCAAGATACTAATAGTGATAGTTATGAAAAACAATTAACTATTAGTGCTGGACTTGGGAGTAATATTAGTCGTGTTATTTATTCTTCTGACAGAATGTCTAACGCAGAATTGCAAGCGGCATTAGATGAAGTTTATAATACTGTACGTCCTGTTTATGGTCAGTTTGAGAATTTTATGGATTTTTATGCTAATAGACTGACTAGCAAGTATAAATTCCATTTTATTTTTGATGGCAGTAATTATGCACACGAAAGAAATAGACGATTTGACCAATTAACTAAAGTCGCCGATAAAGGTCTTGTGTTGCCGCCTAGTGCTTGGGCCTCTGTGTTGGGGTATAATCCTGTCTATTTTGAAAAGATGCTTCAAGAATCTAAATCTAGCGGTTGGGTAGATGAATATAGTCAGTTAATGGCTAATGTCAATATTGGTCAACAGGTAGGCGGCGGCGAAGGCGGCAGACCTAGAATTGCTGATGATACCTTAACTGATTCTGGTTCAGATTCAAGAGAGGATTTGATGCCTGATGAATAATTGGAAGATAAAATATACCAAATTAGTGACAAAAAAGCAAAAGATTTTAGATGCTTTTGTGGAAGTTTGGGATAAATTTTGTGAACACAAAATTCTGTGGATAGACAGTGTTTTTCTGGCGGCATTGATGTACGTGATTGTGCAGTAATAATGCGTTGGAATTGTAAAAAAATTATTCAGAAATTTTTCTAATTTATAATGAGGGATAAATATGATTGTAAGTGAGAATACTATTCAAGCTGTTACAGAGCTGATTAAGAAATGCTTTGAAGAAAACCGTGCATTTGATAGAATGGTTTCAGTTCTTGGTGTTGATTTTGCTTGTAGTAATAGCGCCGAACTAATTCATAAAAACATTGCCCATGCTTTTCCTGCGTTGGCTGATGATTTTGGAGCGAGATGTTTAGAGCGATATAATATTTCTGTTAAGTATGGTGCGACTCCTGCCGCAGAAGAGAATTATAATAGCGTAGAAGAAATTATTGCGAGAATGAAAGCTAGAAGTATTGAATTTCAAATTGCTATCATGGGGGTTTGTAAAATTTCTTGTGATAATAATGATATTCATGTGTATAGTGACCTTATTGAAATTCTTCGAGGTTATAATAATATTGTAGAACAGCTTATCTTGTTACATGATAAGATTAAGGCTTATGGAAGTAATGCAATGGCTTTTGACCATGATATTTCTACGTTTTGGATTTTGGGGGACAAATAATGGTAGTATTAGGTGAACCTAGCGATTATACTAATTATATTGCATTAGATGGTGATGATGCTTTTTATCTTCATCAAGCCGGTTGTGCGCCTAAATTTAAAAGCGGTGATGGAACTTTGTGGTTTAAAAAGAATAAAAAGACCCTAAAAATTGTCAAAAAATTAGGGATTGATATTGAAGAAATTGGAGAATAACTCTTTGGGAAGGGAGATGAATCCGTTGGAAAAGAAAATCTCTTTTGAATATGATTCTATTATTGAGAATTTCCAAGAGTATGATGATGAAAAATTTGCTATAGCAAAAGTCTGTATTTTAAGTACGGGGCCAAATGCTCACGGCTTTAATATTACAGATGAAATTTTGCGAAGAGACGCGGGTACAGTTCGCGGACAATTTCTTGTAGGAAGAATGCTCGGAAATGATTTTATGGGGCACGAACGGGACGAAATACCTATTGGTTATTTTCCTGTTGAGAAAGAAGTCGAGTTTGAAGAAACAGAAGTTAATGGTGTACCAGTAACCAAAGCTTGGGCTTATGCAGTATTTAGTAAAATGTATGCTAATAACGCTTATGAAGCTTTTAAAGCTCATAACCACAGAGCTGTGTCCATAGAAATGACTTGTCAATTCGCAGAAGATGATATTGAAAAGAAAAATCCTATTTCTTTTGATATTTTTGGCGTGACTGTGCTTGGCCGTTATGTAAATCCTAGCGATAGAAACGCAGAAATAAATCTTATTCGATTCTCAGAAGAAGCTAATAGTTTCTTTAATGAATTACAAAAGCATCCTACTCAATTAGAACAATTTTCAATTCAAAGGAAAGTTCAAATGGAAGAAAAGAAAAGTTATAAAGTAGATAAGTCTAAAGAATCTCTTTCTAATGCAGATTGGTCAGATGTGAACAAGTCTGATTTAAGAAAGAAGATTACTGAAGCTAAAAATGCTTCTAGTCTTGTTAATGATGTTTATCTAAAAGTTGAATCTGGATGGCAGGAAGCCCCTTCTGAGAAGCTAGGTTATCCTGTAATGCAAATTAAGGGTGATAGTGTAGTGTATAATAGAAATGCACTAGCGAGCGCTCTGGCTTATGCTAGACAACATAATGAGACAGAAGTTATCAATAAACTAAATAAAATCTATAAGTCTTTAGGACTAGATGATAATGGAAAGGAGGGTGAAGCTAAAATGGAAGATAAAGATAAGCTAAATGAGCTTGAGGAACCCAAAAAGATGGCTGAACCTACACCCGAAGACAAGTCTGATTCTGAAAAAGATAAAAATAAGGATGAAGACGAAAAAATGTCCGAACCCGAAGAAAAGAAGATGTCTGAAGATGTAGCTATGTGTGATATTGCAAAACTACAGAAGGACATTGAGGATAAGGACGCTATTATTATGGAAAAGGACAAAGAACTTGAAGAGCTAAGAGCTTTTAAGGCTGGCGTGGAAGAAGAGAAGAGAAATATGGCTGTTGCCGCAACTCTTGAAGAAATTAAACCCTTTGTTAATTCCGAACAGTTTGAATCTCTAAAGGCAGAAGGCATGGCGTGTAAGTTCTCTGAAATTGATGGTTGGACGAATAAAGCTAAAGCCGTATCTTTTGAAGCTTCTAAGGGCAAGAAGGAAAAGAAGAGTATTTGGTCTTTCTCTGCTCCTGTTGCTCCATCTCAGGACGAGCCTAAGAATGTTTGGGAACGCCTAAAGAAAAATATTTAATAATAAAATTTATATAGAAAGGAATGATTTCGTATATGGCTAAGAATCACTGTGTAGTGAGTACGATGAACTGCATGTGCTGGGATGTTGATGCACTAAATCACGCTGGTATTTATGCGGATGGCGACCTAGATAATGGTACGCTAGTTACTCTAAAGGAAATCAATCACGATAGCACCTCTGGTGCAGTTAAGGGCTTTGAATATATTGTTGAACCCGCAAAGGCTGGGGCCAATAATGTGTATGTAGTAAATACCCCTGAAGTTGGCTATACTATTGAAATGCAAATGATGTCTGACCCTCGTTACTTCTATAATGAAGCCGGTCGCCCCATGTCCATCAAGGCTATTATGTCTGGTGTTGATGTGCTAGAAATTACTAAGGAAGCTTTTGTAGGTGAAACTCTACCCACTCTAGCTCAGATTGGTCAGTATGTTGCTCCTGCCGCAAACGGTAAGTATGCCGCTCCTGTTGCTGAAGCTCCTAGTTCTGGCGCTTACTTTAAGGTAGAAGGTCTACATTCTATTGCTTGCGGCAATGAAATTGTACCTACTGTTCTACTACGTTGCATGGCTAACCAGCTATAATTATAGAAAGAAAGGAGTGTTGATATATTATGCTAAGTAATGAACTAATTAAGTTCTCCGATGGTAAGACTGATTTTTATGAAGCCGCAGTCTCTTATTTTTGCGACAAGCAACAGTCTCAGGAGAACAAGAATCTACTAGATATGGCTTTCTTCTCTGAGATTGAACGTAAGTCTGGTGTTTCTCGTGAAGGCCTTGATTCTATGGCTTGGGCAAGTAATCCCTCTGTTCAGTGGGCTTATTTTGCCGTTCGTGATGCTGTAATTGATGCTATTATTCCTACTACCATTCTACCTCAGTTTGGTATTTTTGCCGATTTCCGTACTCAGGCTCCTGGTGATATTACCAAGTTCACCATCAAACCTAATAGCTTTTACACTGTTTCTCTGAGCGCAAACGGCGAGAGAACCACTCATAGACAGAAGAAGTATAACACTGACCTGGTTGTGGCTCCTATCGACCATATTATTACTGTTTATACTGATTGGTTCCGTGTTATGTCTGGCAAGGAATCTCCTACTGATATGTTTACCCTAGTTGTACGTTCTCTAGAGAACGCTATGTATGACGATGCTCTAGGCGCTCTAATGACTGGCCTAGAATCTATTCCCGTTGGTGCTCAGAATGTTACTGGTGCCTTTGATATGAAGACTCTAGTTCAGATGTGTGAAACTGTTCAGTATCGCAACTCTGGTGTAAGACCCATTATCTGTGGCTCTGCTACTGCTCTAATGAATGTTATTCCTGATTCCACTTCTGGCTATCGTCTAAATGTTGATGGCGAAGGTAATGGTCGTATCGAGCTTCTAAAGTCCATTATGGGTTATACTGTAATGAAGCTAGATAACGCTGTTTCTCCTGCTGGCAAGCTAATTCTACCTGACAACAAGATTTTTGTTGTTTCTCCTTCTCAGGATAAGCTTGTTAAGGGTGTTATGACTGCTGGTTTCCAGAACGGCAATCAGTTCTTTGAAAATGCCGACCTCACCAGTAATCAGACTTATCGCCGCGCATTTAATTTTATCTACGCAAGCGCGGCACACGCAGGAGTCTACAATATTGATGCTTAATTAAGCATATAGGAATAAAAGGATTATAAAAGGAGAAAATAATGGCTTATAGAAAGAAGTCTGAATCTGAAGTAGAAAATACAGTAGAAGAAACTAAAGTCAAGACTGAAAAAACTTCTACTGTTGATAAAGAAAAAGAAGAACTTAAAGCACAGCTAGAAGAACTAAAAGCACAGATGGCTTTGATGGCACAAATGATGGGTGACAAACCTACACAAATCACAAAGTCTAATCGTGAAATTACGTTTGTGTCTATGGTTCCTGGTACTCTTGTTCTGAAAGGTACAACCATTTGGAAGATTGAAGGTCAGTTTAATAGCCGTTCTATTATGGAATCTGAAGCAGAAGCAATTCTGTCCAATATGAATAATGCTATTCGCAACGGCATCGTTTATATTGCAGATGCACAATTTGTTAAGGAACATAATCTTGAAGCGGTGTATGCTCATTTAATTACAGATGCACAACTAAAAGAACTACTATCTATGAACGCAAAGCATGTAGTAGACGTGTATAAAAATGCTAATGATACTCAAAAGCAAGTTATTATTGATATGGTGTCTGAAAAGAAGCTAAATGGGCAAGAAATTGATGCCAATATTCTAATTGAACTTGGTAAGCTGTGTCGTAAGGATTTAATTTCTATCGAACCTATTGAAGAGGAGGGTTGATAATGCCCACTTCTTTTGACACTGTAATTGACCGTGCGCTCATTACAGTAAATGATTATAAGCTAAGAAAGTTATATAATCAAGACTTGGATAGATTTCAAACACAGATGGATGGTTTTTTGATTGATGCTATTCCTAATTTCTTTCAATGTCGGCAATCACTAGAATATGACCTAGAAAACAGAGAATTTAAGTCTGACCTTACGGATACTGAAATCTCTATTCTTGGTGATTTTTGGATTCTAAGTTGGTTTGGAAGAGAAGTTAGAAACGCTTCTCAGTTTAATGGTAAGCTACAAGCTAGTGGTTCCTTTAAGAGCCATAGTGCGGCACAAGCATTAAAAGAGAAGTCAGCTTATGAAGACAAGATTCGTGAAAAGGTGTATCAAAAAATTACCGATTATCAATTAGAAGATTTGTCTGGTATCGACTTTGTAGTGTAAGGAGGTACTTATGACAAGAGCTAAAGAAATTTATAATCTTTATTCCATCCTTCTGTTGTTTGAAGAACTAGGCAAACCTGAAACAGAAGTTAATTTAGACAACTATCTTAAATATCTGGAACGACTTCATTTTACTTATGAGGCAATAAATCAAGTTGAAATCTCTGCAATTTTACAGGGGCTTCATAATGGGCGCGACCGTCTTCCCCATGATACTGTTCGGTCTATTGTGTTTCACATGATAGATTTAATTAAAAAGGGGGAAGGGTTAAGTGCTTAATCTCAAGTATTTTGAAAATACATTGGATAATAATGTATTTGGTTGCGACCCCAATGAGCAGTACCGCGATTTAGAACAAGAATATATAGATGATAACTGGGAAAATACAAGTATTCGCTACACTATTGAAGAGCAAGATGGTTATGGAGAATTAAATTTCCATAAGATAGAGGCATGGGTCAATAATGTAATTGCGACATCTACTTCTGGCTCTCGCTCTGGCCAGGATTATCTTCAATTTTTCTTTAGAAACATCAACCATAGTTTGTCGCAAGGATTATATTATCGTTTTAATGATAATTATTGGTTAGCTTATTTTTATAGTAAGTTTCAAGGTATTCCTGCTGACACTTTGGTAAGACGATGTAACAATGCTTTAAGAATTGTAGACCCAGTGGATGGTAGTATATTTGAAATTCCATGTGTGGTAGAATATGATATGGGTTCACCAGTTACTCAAATTTCTATGTATGTGTTGACACCAAATAACCATGCATCTGTTATGGTTCAATCTAATAGCGACACAAGGCGCTTATTTGTCACTAATACTAGATATATTCTTGGCGGCAGACCATTTAAATTAAATGGCTATCAAAATGCTTTGCTTTATAAGGAAGGTATAGAAGATTCTCAAATTTTATATTTAGATTTATATCTTGATGAAAAACATGCCAGAGATGACTTTGAACGGCAAGTAGCCTATAATGGCGAATATAATTATGAACTCAGAATCGCAGAAGATAACATTGAAGTGGCGGCTTCTGGTTCAGGACAACTTCATGCCAATGTTACATTAAATGGTGATGATGTTAAGCGTGAAATAAAGTGGCGCTCTTCTGATGATAGTGTTGTGACTGTTGATGAGACTGGTAGATACTGGGCGAAAAAACTTGGCTCTGCTGTTGTTTCTGCTATTTTTGGAGATTTGGAAACAACTATTACCATTAAAGTAGTAGAAGTCAATACTGAACCTTATATTGAGTTAAAGACATGTCCTACTAAAATTAGAGAGTACGACACTGCATACTTTGTTGTCCAAGTTCTTGTGGATGGCAAGGAAGTTTCTGCTGAGATTTCTGCAACTTTGGACAACGGAACAACCAAGGATAAAAATTTGGAACTGAAATTTACAAAAAATACTGTTATGGCAACATGTATTAAACGTGATGGACAGTTACATAATATAAATATCAAAGCTCATTTACAAGACGGGCGAGATATTATTAAAATAGTAAGTGTGCGACTTGTATCAATGATGGGATAAGGAGGTATGTATGTATAATAGTTTATCTGCTTTACCTACAGCCCCTTATAAAATAATGACTTATCTTGCTACAAGTAAGGATACCGAAGCAGAAAATTTGTGGAAAATTATTAAGTATCCTGATTACAATGCTCTCTCTCAGCCAAATCTTACTTTTAAAGAAAAGATGGATTTGATTAGTAAGTATGGGCCGCAAGCAGATTATAATATTTTTCTAACAAGTTTAATTGAGGATGCAATAGCAGAATCAAAATGTATTCTAAAAATGTATACTTATTTTGTGCATCCTGTTCAATTATATACTGCTAATGTAGTATTTGCTTTTGATTTCTTGTTTGGTGGAAAGATGGCAACAGTTGAACTGGATGGTGCGCCAGTAGCGCGAGGTGATTTGTTTATCAATTCTATTCTTACCATACTTAATGGCGTTGAAGTTGGCGGCGTTGGTAAATTGGTATTTCACGAGGATATGAGTCGATACGCATTAGCTAGAAATGTTATTGGTAATCAGAAAACTTTTGCCGGTGTAACACTTTACTTATCTACTGTGATGGGAGATTCTGGAAGGGAAGGTACTTGTGAGCGTTAATATTGATTTATTAAAGACTGCATACTTTCCTTTTGATAAAGCTGTTCCTTATAAAGCAGGGGACAAGATTATAGAAATTAAGCCGGTAAAGTTAATTGATTCTGCATTATATAGCGCTAGTGAACCAATTCTAAAAATTGATTAGAAACGACTACACACACTCATGACATTAGTCATAAGTTAGTAATCGGATATAGTCAGCATATATAGAAATATGTATGTAGTGGCGTAATCTACAACGCCCGATACTACTCGAATTGCTGGAAAACCCTAAAGCTATTTAAACTACAACGTAATATCGCATAGATATAAGCGTGAAAGTAACGAAAGTAGAAAAAATTGAATAGATGGTGCAAGGTTAAATCCTAAACACTTTTAATAATGGGCAATCAGCGGCCAAGACCGAAAGGTAAGGTTCAACGACTATTCCTCTTGAGGGAAGTAGGTACAAGCGTACTGAAGTGGGTAGACCCTAACAGACAATGCTGAGGGATAAGATATAGTCTGTGCTTAATGGAAACATTAAGAAGTTCATAAGAGAACTGCATAAGTGGTAGCGCACTTATGTGAACGACAATCTCCAAAACGATTAAAGTAAGACTATGGTTCTTACATATGTTATATTAAAATAGCGAAAAAATTTTAATTTTACTTGACTTTTTCAATCGCATATGTTATGATAATTATCATAGAGGTGATGATGTTGGAAGTAACTTGTGAACGTGAATATGTGTATTCAATATAGTGACTGTATCAAAAAATACAGAAGAACAGATATGAAAATATATTTAAAGTCAAAAAGTTAAGTAAGGTGATTTAATGGAAAAAGCATATAAATTCAGAATATATCCGAATAAAAAGCAAAAAGAAATTCTTGCTAAAACATTTGGATGCTGTAGATTTGTATACAACCATTATCTTGCAAATAAAATTGCATTGTACAAAACGTCAAATACAACATTAACATATAATCAATGTTGCTCTGACTTAACTCAATTAAAGAAAAAGTTAATTTGGTTAAAAGAAGTTGACAAATTTTCACTTCAGAACTCTCTGAAAGATTTGGATAACGCTTATCAGAAATTTTTCAAAGAACATACTGGTTTTCCCAAATTCAAATCCAAGAAAACACATAGATATTCTTACAGAACGAGTTTTACAAATAATAATATTGAGTTTTGTAATAAGCATATTAAATTACCGAAACTCAAAATGGTAAAAATCAGAGATAAACGAATACCACAAGGAAGAATACTTAATGCTACTATTTCACAAGAGCCTAGTGGAAAATATTATGTTTCACTTTGTTGTACAGATGTTGAAATGAAAGCGTTAGAAAAAACTGGTAGTATGATAGGTTTGGATTTGGGAATTAAAGAATTTTGCGCTACAAGTGATGGTGAAAAGGTAGAAAATCCTAGGTATCTCAAAAAGTCACTAAGTAAACTTGTAAAATTACAAAGAGAACTATCTCGAAAAACAAAAGGTGGCTCCAATCGTAACAAAGCAAGAATTAAAGTTGCAAGACAATTTGAGAAAATCTCTAATCAGAGAAAGGATTTTTTGCAAAAGTTATCTACTGAACTAATCAGAAATAATGATATAATCTGTATTGAAGATTTACAAGTTAAGAATATGATTAAAAATCATAAGCTTGCACAGGCAATATCAGATGTATCTTGGTCTGAATTTGTAAGACAACTTAAATATAAAGCAAGTTGGTATAATAAACGGGTTATTAAGGTAGATAAATTCTATGCAAGTTCTCAAATATGCAGTGTGTGCGGATATGTAAATAAGGAAATAAAAAATCTTTCTGTCAGAGAATGGAATTGTCCTTCTTGCAACACACATCACGACAGAGATGTAAATGCTGCTATCAATATTCTGAATGAAGGAATGAAAATATTAGCTATATAACATATGTAAGAACCGTAGGAACTACGGGGATAGCTTGGTAAATATCTTTTCAATAGGAGAGAGTTCCCAAGAATCCTGTGACTTTGGTCGTGGGAGGTTCAGAAGAACTCAATAAATGATGTTAAAATTATTCAAATGAGTTATTTGCAATTCATTAGTGATGTGTTAATTCCTAGTGACGCTATACATGCAACAAGTCTTGGTACTATATTGTTATTATGTCTAGGAATGACAAATCCTATATTACAAAGAGATGATAAGGGGAAACCTTATTTGCAAGATGGCGATATTATCATTAAACCAAACCATTTTGAAGAAATTATGCGAATAATTTTGTATCAAAATGATGCTAGATATGATGATGAATATATTAACCCAGACCTAAAAAAAGCAATGCAAGACATGGACAAACTAAAGGCAAAAGGAAAGGAACCGCCTAATTTAGAACGAAGAATGGCAATAGTTACTGCTCACACAGGCGTTCCAAAAAAAGACCTTTTAGAAATGACATTAAGAAGCTTTGATGCTTTATTTAGTGAAGTTGTTGGAGAGGTCGAATTTCTGACAACTCGTGCCTTGATATTGTATTCGGGTCAAGCTGAAAAAGCTGACCATTGGCTATTCCCGAAAAAGAAAGATAAATTTGAGGGATATATCACAGATGTTGGTGATTATAGCAAATCTATGGGTGGAGACGGAAAAGTGAAAACTTCTTCTAATACATCTATGGGTGACAACTATACTAATATGTTAAATAAATTTGAATAAGAAAGGATGATGTTAGGATGAAGAAATTCCTTGCTGGTGTCGGTAAGGCCCTGCTATTCCGTGGTAACGAACTATTTGCCGTTGCTCAAACCCTAACCGAATCTACGTTCAGCTTTGATATTACTTCCGAGGAAATTAGAGCTGGCGCTGGTAACGCTCTTTGGGGTAAGTATTTCCATGACTCTTCTCTAAGTGTTACTCTTACTGACGCCATGTTTAGCCTCGAATATATGGCTGCTGCACTAGGCACCACTGTTACTCAAGGTGGTCTGTCCATCAATGAAGAGTCTGACGTTGCTGTTAAGACTGCTGGTACTATTGAGCTAGCTGAAATTCCTCTAGCTTTTGAGGGTACCCTAATTGGTTGGTATAAGAAGCCCACCGAAGAAAACTGGACTGTCGGTACCATTGTCAAGGGTACTGGTAACAAGTACAATATGAATATTCCTGCTTCTAAGCAAAACGAAACTTATTGTATTAAGTATTTTTGGCAGAACCCCAATGCACGTTCTATCACCATTAAGACTCAGTATGTTCCTGCTGAACTACACGTTGTGATTATTAACGACCTGTTTAGTGGTGATGTTGGTGCTTCTAGTGATACTCCTAAGATTGGTAGACTAATTACTGATATTCCTCGTCTTCAAATGGACGGGAGTCAAGAACTATCTCTAAATTCCACCTCTGCCGCAACCGTATCTCTAACTGGTATGGCCCTAGCTGTCACCTCTACTGATACTTGTGAAGATGAACCTTATTACGGAACTATGACCGAAGAGATTTTTGGTGAGTCTTGGGAAGATAATGTTGTTGCTCTAGCTGTTCAGAACGCAGAGCTAACCATGTCTTCTAATGCGGTAGACACTCTAATTGTTCGTGCTGTGTTCTCTGGTTCTAGTGCCGCACAGATTAAGAGCAATGATAACTTTACCTTTGCTGTTGTTACTGGTACTTCTGTTGAAGTATCTAATGAAGCAGGTAAGGAAGGTCAAATTACGGCTAAAACTAACAAGGGTGAATCTATTGTTAGTGTAACTCTAAAGGGTAATCATCCTAATCTTGACCCTGCTTACGCACGAATCACTGTAGAATAATAAATTATTTAAGGAGGGCTGAAATATGCCCTCCTTTTTTAATATTGAGGTGGTTACTATGTGCGAATATGTAGTAAGTCAAAATATTTGTAAAATTACTGGTAATAATTGTCCTTGGATGTACTGGTGCGACAAAACACATGGGTGGAGGCCGAATAACTCCATGCCAATACAGTGTAAGCAAGCCAAAAATTATATTCCTAAAGTAGGGAGAAATCAAGGCGTAGTTGTTGCCAGCAATAAGAAAACAATCAATGTTGACATTAAAGGAAAGATTTATTCTTTCCGTAATCCTTATGAAGAGGTTCCTAAGATTGTTAATGTTAAAAAAGTTAACGGTGAATGGATTCTTGTTATATAAGGAGGGTTAATAATGCCAGAAGAGATAATACATGAATTAGAAAATAAAGTTAATAAAATTAACGGCAGAGTTACTGAACTTGAAGCTACGCAACCTTTTCTTAAAGAAATGGTTCAACAAAATACTGCCGCTTATCAAAAACTAACAGAAACTATGGTGGATGTTAGAATTGCTATGACTCAAATTAACGATAATTTAAGTCAGCAGTCAGATGATATTGTTGCGCTAGAAAATAAAGTCGAGGAGGTTTCTTCTATCACAGATGCTCATTTTGACTCTGTGTCTAAAAGAATTAAACAAATTGAAGATGATAACTCATTTAACATTAGTCAATTTTTTAAGAAGAACTTCCCCTGGATTGTAGCGCTACTTGGACTTGGAATTTTATATGCTACACAATTTGTAAAATTCTAATGAAAGGATTAAAAGGATGAATGTAAAAAAAATTACTCCTGTCGAGCTTAAAGAATATGATGTGAGTGTTAAGCCTTATCTTACATATTCACAAATCCAAAATATTGTTAATACTGTAAATCAATTCACAGAATGGGCAGAGAGAGAAACCATTATCGACGCAATGGTAATTTGCTATGCTGTAGATATTAGTATGGAAGAATTTGAAGAATATGGACATGATGAGCTACTTTGTTGTGGTTTTATTGATGCAGTAAAGAATCATATTAAGAATTTGAAGCTTGTGTATAAGGCTGTTGCTTTTAATGAGTCTCTAGGCAGAACTATTAACAAGGCTCTTGAAATGGTTCCTGCGCTGTCTGAGAAACTAGAGGAAGTAAAGTAATGCCTGTTTTTACATCGGAGGCGGCACTTAGAAATGCGGCATTAAAAGCACTGAAAACAGCAGTGAGTGATATTATGAAAAAAATAGAAGAAACCAATAAACAAATGATTGAATCTTATGTATATTCTGCGGGAAGTCCTTCGTATTATAGTCGTACTAAACAATTTTATAATGCTTGGAAATCAGAAGATGGTGGCGGAAGCGGAGACGTTAGTGCCACTTTTAAATATGATGAAGGTGCGATTTCTTATGATGGCGAGTATAGCCACGGTTCTCCTGAATGGGGTTCTGCGGCATCTTATATGGCAGACATTATCTATCAAGGACAGTCAGGCCCATTGTTTGGTGATGGCTATTGGAGAGCGGCAAGAGACGCTTGGGAACCGTTGGTAACTATGATTGAGTCACAATTAGATGGTTGGTTTTCTTCTGCGGCAAGAGGAGCAGGTTTGCCTTTAGTATAGTCAATAACCCACGACTAAAGTCGCAGGCTTGCAAAAGCTTTTATTGACTAGCCTAAGTGTTTCAAACACTACGTTAAAAGAGAATATATAGTTACCAAAGGGTGTTATACCTAGCCCTTTGCTCTAAGGTCGGTGGTTAAACAGTTCTGATGGGTAGGAACAGTGTTGCCGATATAAAACCTCTTATTAACATAGGCGAAGGTATCTTACAGTTTGATATGTACTGGCTTATAGCATACAACATATCACTATTAAAGAAAAGGAGTGTTTGTTATGGTATATGTACTTAACAAAAACGGACAACCACTTATGCCAACAAACAGACACGGAAAGGTAAGAAGGCTTTTAAAGATAAGCAAAGCCAAGGTTATTAAGCGTTGTCCATTTACGATACAGTTGTTGTATAATACAACAAATTGCATACAAAATATTACATTAGGTGTAGATGCCGGTTCTAAGCATATTGGATTATCTGCAACTACAAAAGATAAAGTATTGTTTGAAGCTGATGTAGAACTTCGTAACGATATAACAAAATTACTTGAGGCACGAAGAAAATTTCGTCACTCAAGGCGAAATCGTAAAACCCGTTACAGAAAAAGACGATTTAACAATCGAGTATCCAGCAAACACAAAGGTTGGTTGGCTCCAAGTATTGAGCATAAGATTCAGACTCATTTTGCAATGGTAGAAAAAGTACATAAGATGTTGCCTATTACAAAAATTGTAGTAGAAACAGCATCGTTTGATATGCAATTGCTTAAAGCTCAACTGGAAGGTGAACCCATTCCAAAAGGGATGGATTACCAGAAAGGTGAGCTTACAGGTTGGAATATCAGGGAATATATTTTCCACCGAGATAATTACACCTGTCAATGGTGTAAAGGTAAATCGAAAGATTCAATTCTTGTAACACACCACCATGCCTACTGGAAAGGCGACCATACAAACAAACCCTCAAGTTTGATTACACTTTGTAACACTTGCAATGATAGTAAATATCACAAAAAAGAAGCTAATAGACTTTGGGGTTGGGAGCCAAAAATAACAAACTCTTATAAACACGCGGCCTTTATGAATGTTATGAGATGGGTATTTTATAATCGGCTAAAGGAAATTTATGCAAATGTTTCTATGACTTATGGTTATATTACGAAAAACACTCGTATAAAAAACAATCTACCAAAGACACATTATTTAGATGCACGTTGTATTAGTGGAAATCCAAAGGCTAAGAGTAGTGGAGAGTATTTTTACTATAAAAAGGTCAGATGTCATAATCGTCAGCTATATAAAGCTAATACGTTAAAAGGTGGCATCCGAAAACGTAATCAAGCTGAGTATACAGTCAAAGGTTTTAGACTCTTTGATAGAGTAGAATATCAGAATCACGAATATTTTATATTTGGTAGAAGGGCATCAGGTTTCTTTGATATTAGAAATTTAAATGGCCAAAAGGTTAACAAAGGCTCTGTCAGTTTTAAGAAATTAAAATTAAAAGAAACAAACAAAACTTATTTAATTGAAAGGTGTACGGTGGATACAAGAGATGATTTAGCTCCTCTATGATTGAAGTTACGAGTCTCCACCAAACAGATTAATGAAAATAATTGCTTTAGACGCCAGCACAACTTCAACAGGGGTTGCGGTATTTGACAATACAGAGCTTGTGTATTATACTACATTACAGCCTCCTAGTAAGTTAGAATGGCACGAAAGATTAGTTTGGCAAGGTCAATACTTGTCAGAAATTATAAAAAAATATAGTCCTACTGAACTTGTAATGGAAGATGTTCCTTTACAGAAACAGGGGACAAAAACATTGATGATGTTAGGAGCAGTTCAGGGTTATGTTCTCGGACTCGCTTCTTCTTTTGGATTGAGTATGAAATATTATTTTCCGAATCAATGGAGAAGCGAGTTGGGAATATTTACTGGAAGACGAGAAGACACAAAGAGAGAAGTTCTTAAACAAAAAGCTGTAGAGTTAGCAAATAAGAAATTTAATCTTGAACTTGTCTGGAATGGGCCTAACTCAAAAAAATCTCAAGATGATGTAGCCGAAGCGATTCTGATTGGCGCGGTGCGAGTAGGGGCTATCAAAAAGAGACGCTTCCAGAGTTGAAAGGGGAGATGTTTCTATGGCTTCATCTGATTGGAAGATATTGGTAGGGGTTGAGCTTGATACTTCTGATATACAATCTCAACTTGAAAAAGTAACAGGAAAAGGAAGCAAAGTCAGTCTTGATACATCTGCGGCAACGAAGAATTTAAATTCTATGAACAAGAGTGCGGCGGCATCTGGACTAACTTTGCAAGAAGCAAACATGGTATTGAACTCTAGTATTGGAGTTCTCAAGTCTTTTGCTAACGAAATTTTAACTGTTGATAAATCACTAACAGAATTTAAAAAGGTATCAGATTTACAGGGTGACAGTCTCGATAAGTACGTTAAGAAGCTTCAAGTTATGGGACGAGAAGTTGGACGAACTGGTTCTGAGATGATTGATGCCGCAACTATGATTTGGTTGAGCTTATAGTAATATAAGTAAGTGAATGGGGTGAATTGCTGAAACAAACCTTAGAGTCTTAGCTACCAAAGAGTAACAACGCTAAGAATTGGCAAATCAGCATCCAGTTTTTATTGATTTAAAAATATGGTTCAACGACTAAGATTGAAATAATATCTGTAAGGTTCAAGTGAACTTGAAGTGCCCCACATCCTTTTTTAGGATGAAGATATAGTCTAAACTTATGCGAGAGTATAAGAAGGAGTAAAAAATGCAAGAAAAAACAAAACAAGAAATTTATAAGTTTTGTGATGATAATAAAATTCATTTGATTTCTTTTAGAAATATAAAAAAATCAGGAAAAGCAAGAATTGTTGTGAGTGTTTTTTGTAGAGAATGTAATTCTCGTTATGATGTAAAGTGGGATACTTTAAAACGGCAAATTTTCCCAGGACTTTGTACAAAATGCGCCCATTCCGCTAGTTGGAAAGAGCGTAGGCTTGATTTAGAAAAAATCATAGAAGATTTTGAAAAAGAAGGCTTTAAAGTAATAACCCCTATTAAAGATATAAAACCAAGAAAAATAAAAGGATACAATAAACCGACTTTTAATAAAACTAATATTTTAATAGAAGACGATTTTGGTGTGCAATATTTTGTTTGTAGAAATAATTTTTTGCGAGATATTGAAAAATTTAGAGCATTGAATACAGGTGGTTATGATGCTTCTGGGCATAGAAAATTAAGCAGTTTGAAAAAAATAGTCGCTGATTTTTTAAATGAACAAAATATTCCTTTTAAACGAGAATTTAAAATAACTGATTGTAGGGGCAATAAAAGATGTCTTCCTTTTGATTTTTGCTTGAATTTCAATAAAGAAAACAAAAAGTTAATAGAAGTTGATGGAGGAAGGCATTTCCAAGAATATTTTAAAGAAACTCAAAAAAATGATAAAATTAAAGATTATTATTGCAAAACTCATCATGTACCTTTATTAAGAATACCTTATTGGCAAATAGATGATGGTACATTCAAAGAAAAAATATTGTCTTTTTACTCTGAGCAGTATTAACGACACTGCTTAATAGATAGGAATTTAAAAAGTCTGGATATTCAGATACCGAAAGTGCAAATTTAGCAAAAACCGCAACTATGTTCCAAAACGTAGCAGATGATGCTATGAGTGCTGGTGACGCGGCAAGTTTTATTATTTCTCAATTAAAAGCATTTAATAAACCTGCTAGTGAAGCGACGCACGTCGTGGACGCATTAAATTCTGTTAGCAATAATTTTGCAGTTTCTTCTAGTGATTTGTCTCAATCTATCGGTAACGCTTCTTCTGCGATGGCTGTTGGCAACGTTACCTACGAGGAAACACTAGGTCTTCTAACAGCAGGTACAGAAATTACTAGAAACAGCAATAAAGTATCGAGAGCTTTGGTGTCGGTACAGTCTCGATATAATCAAATTCTTGATGACAGTTCAAGCACAGGTCAAAAACTAATTGCGTTTTATAAAGACCACGGAATTGCAATTAAAGATGAAAAAGGCAATCTTCGTTCTTTATATGATACGCTAGGCGATTTGGCTGGTAAATGGAATACTTTGGATGAAGACCAAAAAAAGTATTTCTTAAACGTTCAAGCAGGTGGACTCTAAAGTTAGCGCCTGTTCAGTGTGAATTGACGGGGACAACCTAAAGTTTTATACACAAACTTATCATGGTAACATAGATAGGGGCTTAGAGTAATTAACTAAGAGATTGTAAAAGAGATAAAAATATATGGTTAATCCGCAGGGAAGATGCCGTTGAAATACGGTATAACCTTCATCGACTATCGAAAGCAATCAAGAAAAAATTCTTGATAAATGTAACTGTCTGTGTTATAGTATGGGCAGAATAAGACGCATAAGCGGACGAAGCGAGTAGAGTAGGAGCAATCCGAAGCGCACTGACACTATTTAACGAAATAGTGAAGATATAGTCAGAAACTAGAAATGTTGAAAAACATTTAATTTAGTTAATAATGGCTAATCAGAGCCAGAATCTTGCGGCAATTATGGATAATTTCGATACTGCTATTGCCGCGACTGAAACAGCACTTAATTCTCAAGGGTCAGCCGCTCAAGAGAATGAAAGATATATGGAGAGTTTTGAAGGAAAACTTTCAAACCTCAAATCAACATTTCAGGAGTTTGCAACTTCTGTTTTAAATTCTGATGCAATGAAGTCTGCATTGGATGTACTTAATAGTGTGTTTTCAACACTGACTTCTGAAGGGCCCCTAGGTGATATTAGCAGAGTAGCAACGCAGTTTGGCGTTCTTACTGGTGTTCTTACTGGTGGTATTGGCAAATTTGCTCCAACTATTAGTAAACTGGTTTCTCAGTTTGCTAATTTTGGTGATATTTTTGCTAATATTGGTACAGGAGCAACAACTGCGGCAAACGCAATAAACACGGTAACAACTGCTGCTTCTAATACAGCAAACACAGTGTCTAATATAGCTAATGCCGCAAGTAACGCAGGAAATACAATTTCTAATGCTTTTAGCGGTGCAGCGGATACGGTAAGTATTGTAGAATCTTCTTTTGATGAATTGTTTGATGTTGGTAATCAGTTTGGTAATTTTGGAAACGGTATTCAAAATGCTGAAAATGCATTAGTCAATGTCAAAGACACAGTAACAGAGACAGGAGATTCTTTTGATGAATTGTTTGATGTTGGCAATAAATTTGGCAATTTTGGAAATGGGCTTGAAGAAGTTGGCGATATTACTGAAAATATTACCGACGGTATTGATGATGTAAGCGATTCTTTTGACGAACTATTTGATGTCGGCAATAAATTTGGTAACTTTAGTGATGGTATAAGCGATGCAGAAAATCTGCTCGGTGACATGGGAGACATTGCTGATGAAGTTAAGGACAACATTGATGATGTCGGCGATGTTATGGACGATGTTGGAGAAGCTAGTAGTTCAATGGGAGAAAAAGTATCTGGCTTCTTTTCCTCCCTTGGTGAAGCCGCTTTACCTTTGTCTATTGCTATTGCCGCTTTAATAGTTCTTATTAAACAAGCTTATGACATAACTAAAGCAGAGTCTCCTTTAGGAAAGCTTAATGCTTCTGCTGAAGAGCTAGAAGATAATATATCTACTTGTCAATCAGAAATTCAACGGTTGCAAGAGTCTGGTGCAGACCCAAGATTTGTTCAAATTTGGCAACAGCGCTTAAAGGACTTTGAAGGACAGCTTGACGAAGTTCAAGAAAAAATTCGTAACGTAGAAATGTTTGGTGATGAAACACCTGGCGAAGATACTTCACAAAAATGGACAGATGAAGAAGGTAGGGTTCATACCTATGTAGGTGCGAACACAGGCAAAGGGCCACTAGAAAGTGTTTCTACCCCTAGCTACAAAGAAGATTTAAAAGATTTAAAAGAGTTACAAGAAGTCCAAAAGCAAATGTTGCAAACAGGGCAAATCACTATGAAAAAAGATGGCGTAGCTGGTTTGCTTGGTGGTCAGTGGAATATTGAAGATGTTAATAAACAAGTAGATGATTTAAGTGCCACCTTATTAAAATACGAAGAACAGTTACAAGAAGCCGTTTCTTCTGGGGATGAGTGGACACAAAAACACGCAGATATGTATAAATATTTGCGAGAACTTGACCCCGATTTTGAACTTCAAGCTTATGGTGAAATTACTAACGCTCAACAGGTTACTGCTGTAAATTCAGCGAAAGATGCTTTGCAAGGGTTCGCTGATGCTATGCAAGGCGTTGGTGAAAAAGGAAAATCTACTGATGAAGAACTAACAACTGTTCTTAATACTGTTAATTCTCTATCTGCTTCTGGTTTTGTTTCTGAGGGGCTTACAGACCTTCAACAAATGTTTGAAGACGGTTCGGTGACAGCAGAAAAATATGATGAGGCAATGACACAAATTGCCAAAGATTATTTGCTGACTCAAATGAATGAAGCGCAACTCGCAAATATGGATAAAGACCGTCTAGCCACTTTGTTAGAAAGTTTAGGTGTTACGAAGTCTAAAGAACAAGCAGAAAAATTGTTGGCAGAGGCGTATGCAAATACAGCCGAAGAAACCAAGAAAAGTGCCGATGAAATTTCTAAAATAGATAACAAAACTAGAGAGTTAGCAAAAACCTTAACTGATTCTTCCAATTTTGCAGAAGGATTTGGCAAAACTCTTGCTGAATCAACGGATGAAGGCGCAAAGAAGTTAATGGAAACCATTAAAGGAATTGCGTCTGGCGAAATAGATTTTGTTAATCTTAAAGATGATGCTTTTGGCCCTTGGATAGATAATCTTAGGAAAGCCGCAGATAACGGTGACGAATACGCACAAAAAATTCTTTCTGTTATTGACAAGCTTAACGAAGCCAAGTTTGATATAAATGGTGACGGCGCGCTTCAATTTAGTGAACAATTACAAAAATCTGCCGCAGAGGGAGATGAAGCCGCAAAACAATGGGTCGATGTAATGAAAACCATTATGGAAGGCGGCAAAATTGACCCCAAGGTTTTTGAAACCGACGCGATGAAGAGTCTTGTTGACCAAGCAAGAAAAGCAGCTGAAGATGGCGATACTGTTGCCAAAATGTGGGTTGAGTGGATTGATATTATCAATAACAAACAACTTGTTGGCCCAGGCATGAGAGGCGAAGGATTTAATTTTGGCGAAGCGGCAAAAGAAAGCGGCAAAGGTGTAGAAGAAGGCGGCAAAACAGCAGAAAAGGGCGGCAAAATGTTTGGCAGTGCTAGTGAATTGTTATCTGGCGCTGTCGGAGGAATGGAAGCTGCTGGAACCAGCTACAAACAACTTGGCGAAAATGCTAAAGAGGGTGCGAAGCAGGTTGGTGAAGCCCAGCAAGCGGTAAATGATGCTGTTGATGAAGGTGTTCAAACTGTAGATGTTGCAGGTGCTTCCGATGCTTATAAAACAATAGGCGAAGAAGCAATTAAAGCGGCAGAAAAGTTTGAAGAAGCTAATCAAAGAATTGTTGAATCTGCTCAAGTTGATACGAGTGGCCTAAATAATATTGCTGAATCTTTTGACGTATTTTCTTCTGGTATTGAAAAATATTCAGGATTGATTGATGGGCTGGGAGATTCGTTTAGCAAATTTGCAGGAGATGCCGCAACTCTTTCTTCTAATTTTACTGATTTTGCAGGACGGATTGTAGAAATTTCTACTGCTATTGGTACTGTAAATCAGGGACTAGGAAACATGTCTACTTCTGTTAGTAGCAATTTCTCTAGTATGGCTACGTCTATTCAAACCACTGTTGATAATATAAGGTCTGTTGGTGATGCTGTTGTAGAAGTGGCTCAACAGTGTCAAGTATTAAGAGACAATATTAAAGCGGCGTTAGATGGTGCCCATGATAGCGCAACAGGACTTTCTAGCGGTTTTGCAAATTTAAAATCTCAAACTGCTGGCGTTACTGAAACTTTCAATAGTATCAATACTGTTGCAGGCAAAATGGCAAGTAGTATTGCTGATTTTGGTCAAGCGGCAGGTGACGCAGGACAAAGATTAGCACAAGCTTTTTCTAATGCGTCAAGTAGTCTGACTACTGTTAGTGGTTCTCTTATTGGAGTCAAAGGAACGCTTGTCCAAGTAAATACTCTTGTTAGTCAAGTAAGCGAAAGCATGACTAATCTTAGTACTAGCGCAACAACAGTAGATACTTCTCTATCTTCTATTGCAACAAGTGCCTCCAATGCTATGTCTGGCATCACTGACGGCGCTCACAATGCGGCATCTGCACTAATCACTCTTACTACGCAGTCTAGTCAATCTGTCACTCACATGAATAGTCTAGGGACTGCTTCTGGAAATGCGGGGACTGCATTAGGTACTTTTGCGGCTAATGTAACAACCGCTACAGCTTCTCTAAGCAATGCGGCATCTAGTATGCTAACTATTGCTGGTAGCATGAATAGTGTTAGTATGGCGGCGTCTCAAGCGTCTGTCAATATTAGTTCTATTGCAAGCAACCTGTCTTCTGCGGCAGGGAGTGGCGCATTACTGTCTACCTCTCTCAGTATTGTTTCGGGTGCGGCAAGTTCTGCCAGTGCGGGAGTCGCTAGTCTAGCTACTTCTGCGTCTAGCTGTGGTGCTACTTTAAGTAGAATTTCTTCTAGCGCTTCTAAAGCGTCTTCTGCTGTGGGTAAAGTTGCTGGGCCAGCAAATAGAACTTCTGGTGCTTTAAGAAAAGTAGCAACTGCGGCGAATGGTGCAAGTGCGGCACTAAGAAGCTTTGCGGCATCTGCAAGAAGTGTTGGTAATCTTACCTTAAATGTAAGTAGCTTAACTTCTAGTCTGACTGCTATTGTCGGCAAAGCTAATGCGGCGGCGGCGGCATTGAGAAATCTAAAAGCTTCTGCGTCTGGTGCGGCTTCTGCTGGGAGTGGCGCTCTTTCTAATGCTCAATATATAGATATAATCCACGGCATGGCTACGGGTGGTACGGTTACTAAAGAAGGTACTATTCTTGTTGGTGAAGAAGGCCCAGAAATTGTCAAACTTCCTTCCGGTGCAGAGGTATATAACAATGATACTACACGTCAGTTACTTAGCAAATTGTCTACTTCTGAAAAGACTCATTGGGGCGATTTTGACAAGAATAGACAGCCTGAATTGCCAAAAGTAAACAATGCTTATGCTGATTGGACTAAATCTGTTACTAAACAATATGAAACCGCCAAGGGGTCTTATTCTGACTTAAAGAAGTCTGACCTTGAGAAGCAAGCGAAAGAAATCAGCAAAAAGATTGGCTCTGGAGCAGGTTTAGCTCAAGCTGTTATTGATGCACAAAATAAGCGCACAGAAGCTTTTACTAAGCAATTAGAAGAGCAAAATAAACTTTATTCTGAACAAATTGACATTATGGAACACAGATTGTTCCTAATGCAAAAGAATGGCGCAACAGAAGAAGAGCAGATTGCTCAGATTAGGGCGATGCAAGCCGAACTTCACAAACAAGCTGAATATTATCGTAAATTGGGTATCAATGAAAATGATACTATTATTCGGGAAATTCAAAGCAGTTGGTGGAGTCTTGAGGGCGATGCACAAGACCTATTTCAATCCATTGCTGATGCCGCAACGGAAGCGGCAGAAAAAGCTAAAGAAGAATGGCAAAACTATTATGAAGAGCTTGAAGAAGGTCTTCAGAACAAAACAGAAAAGTATGAACTTCTCTTTGAGCAAGTAGCTAAAGATGCACAGCGTCGTATTGATGACCTCAATGAAGAAAAAGATTATTGGGAAGATTATTACGACGAAAAAATAAAAGCTCTTGAAGAAGAGAACGATAAAATTGAAGACAATATCAAGTTACAAGAGCTTCAAGATGAACTAGCGAAAGCGCGACAAAAGAAAGTTTATGTCTACAAAGATGGTAGATTCCAATATGCGGATGATATAGATGAAATTAGTGAAGCGCAGAAAAATCTTGAAAGCTATGAACGTGAAAAAGCACTAGAAGATGAGAAAGACCGTCTTGAAAAGTTAAAAGATGAAGCTGTTAAAAATATTGAAGAACAGATAAATAAATGGGAAGAGTATAAAAACGAGTGGGAAAATGTTGTTGATGATTATCAAGAAGAACAGAATCGTCTAATTATCGAACAAGAATTTGGTATAAATTCTGAAAAGATGAATTGGGATACTCGTATTAGAAATCTTTCTAATTTTGTTTCTGAGTATAAAGAATATATGAGACAGCTTAAAGATGCCCAAAATATGCAAGAGCGTATTGATAAGGGTGAAATCTTTGGAGCTGGCACTTATGAAGCGGGTAAAGACGGAAAAGCTCCCAAGGGGCTTAAAATTGGTGACAAGGTAGTTACTGATGGCGGGACGTTCCAAATTATTAAAGTTAATGAAGATGGGACTTATGAATCCAAAAAAATCAGTAGCGAAACTCGAAAAGAATACGCTTCTCGTGGCGGTACTTATGACAAAGTTTCTAGCGCTACGGAAACACCTAAAACTGAATCTAGCGGAAGAACTTATCAAGTAGGTAAAAATGGTAATGCTCCTAGCGGCTTAAAGGTTGGCGACAATGTTGTTACTGCCGGTGGAACTTACAGAATAACCAAGGTTAAAAATGACGGCACTTACGAGTCTGAGTTAGTAAATAACATTACTAATAAAGATTATGAAGGAACTGGTGCTAGATATGACCCTGCGCCTTCCGATGTGAGTTGGTCTGAATCTAAAGGCACTACGGTTTCTGTAGGAAATGACGGTAAGGCCCCCAGAGGACTTAAAGTTGGCGACAATGTTGTTACTGCTGGCGGCACTTATAAAATCACTAAAGTAAAGTCTGATGGCACTTACGAGTCTGAATTAGTTGAGAAACCAACAAGTCAGTCAGGTCAAAGTTCTGGTAGTGGTCAAGCAAAACGATATACTGGTTATAATTCTTCTGGTGGAGCATATAATATTACTTCTCAAAAAGGTGTAGACTTTATTGAGAACGCTAAAGCTTATGCCACATTGATTGGTGGCGATGGCTCTTATTGGACTAAAAACAATGATGGCTCAGTCACAGTTAATCAAAATGGTAACATTTATACTGTTGCAGGTGTTGGAAAATACGAAAAAGGAACTGAAAAAAATACCAATCCTGGATTAAGTCTTCTAGGAGAAAACGGCCCAGAATTGGGTGTATTAGGTTCTGGTGATGGCGTCATACCTAATGATTTAACTCGCAATTTGTTTGCTTGGGGCGCTTTAACTCCTGATTCGGTATTAAAAAGCTTGGTAAACAATACTCAAAGTGGAATAAGTATGAACGGGGTTCAAATGTCTTTCCCCAATGTTAAAAATGGAAATGACGCTGAAGATTTTGTGAAAGCAGTAATCAATATTGCGAACCAAAGAGCTTATAAAAGAAGATAAGTTTATAAAGGGGAGTCTTATGGCTCCCC